CATATAAACGGCATTAAAAATGACAATAGAATTGAAAATTTAAGAAAAGCATCTTTTGATGAAAATGCTCATAATGCCAAAAGAAAATGCACAAATACTTCTGGTGTAAAAAATGTTAGTTATTCAAAAAGGCATGATTCATGGATGGTTCGAGTTCAAGCAAATAAAACTAGAAAATTAATTGGTTTATTTAAAGATTTAGAGCTTGCAGAGCTTGTTGCCGTAGAAGCTAGAAACAAATACCATGGGAAATATGCAAATCATGGATAATTGTGCAAGTTGCTTATTTTTTGTTGTAGGTGAACGCATGGGGATCTGTAAGCGATTCCCTTCTGCCGTTAATAAATCCAATGACGATTGGTGTGGCGAATGGCGTATAGCCGAAAGCGAAGCTTTAGAGGCAATGGTTTGGTCTATAACTGAACCAGTATTGATTTCTGAACCAAAAAAGAAACCAGGAAGGCCTAGAAAAGCATGAAACTCAAGCCATTAGCAGACAAAATTGTAGTAAAACCTGATGTTCGTGAACTCTCTAGCATTATTTTTGTTGATAACAAAGAAGTAGAAAACATGGGTACAGTCATAGCTGTAGGCCCTGGCAAGAAATTATCAGGTGGTCGCAGAGAAGATATGCCTGTTCAAATAGGAGCTAGAGTTCGCTTTGGCACTATGAACGATGATAAGGGCGAGGAATATCTTAAATATTTCCCTTATGTTGAAGATGGCGTTAAATACTTAGTCATGAGCTGGCAAGATATTTGCTTTCAAGAGGAGCCTGAAAATGCTTAAATGGTTAAAAAACGCATGGCCTTGGAAATCAAAGTCTATGACCACAGAACAAATCATCACTTCTTGGGCAGCATTTAACAACGAATCAGCTAAATTTAGAGAAACAAGACTTCAGCAGTTGTTAGATGAAGATAAACCTCGTAAACCAGCCCTTAAAAAGGCTACAACTCGGAGCAAGACCATGCCACTCAAGAAATCAGCAAGCCCTAAAGCATTTAAAGAAAACATTAAAACTGAAGTAAAGGCTGGTAAACCAGTAAAACAAGCTGTTGCTATTAGTTACGCAGTTAAAAAAGAAGCAGCCAAGAAAACAACGAAAGGTAAAAAATGAACGTAACATTCACTATTGAACAACTAAACGCTATTTTGGCTTATTGCGACCAAATGCCGTATAGATTCGCTAAACCCCTAATTGACCAAATTCAGGCTATTGCTGCTCCACAGATCCAACAAGTACAAACTGAAGGTGCTGCTAATCCTCAAGTACAGGATGAGATTAATCAAGTTGAAGCTAATAGCGATTCAATGGCTAACGAATAACTGATTTTTAAAAATAAATATCAATTAAATCATGGACATGGAACAGGAAACAGAGAAAACTCGTGAAGAAAAGATTTCTGAAAGCATGAGGGGAAACCAAAATGCTCGTAAGAAGCCTTTTACTGAACAGATGAAGCGTTTCATCCTTGCCAATCCTCAGAAGATGGAGAGGATCATTGAAGGCATTTTTAAAGAAGCTGAAGATGGAAGTCTTGCTGCATTAAGCATCATTATGGATAGAGTAGAAGGAAAGCCAATACAGGCTACCGACATTACTTCATCTGATGGAACAGTCATTAGCGCAATAGCTATGAGCTTTGTAGAGCCTGATGGAAACAAAGATTGACGAAAAAGGGGTCATTTGGCCCCAATTTCCTGCCAAACTTAAATGCCTATTTGAACCAAAAAACAGCCGTTATCGTGTTCTTTATGGTGGGCGTGGAGCTGGTAAATCTCATTCTGTAGCTAGAGCATTACTTTGCATAGGTGCATCAAGAACAGTCAGAATCTTATGCGCCAGGGAATTTCAGACTTCCATTAAAGATTCAGTTCACAAGCTTTTGGTAGATCAAATCTACAATTTAAAGCTTGAAAGCCTATATGAAATAACTCAAACCTCAATTCGTGGGATAAATGGCACAGAGTTTATTTTTGCTGGTATCAAAAACAACATAAATGGCTTGAAATCCATCGAAGGCATAGATTATTGCTGGGTGGAGGAGGCAAACAACGTAACAGCCGTATCTTGGGATATTTTGATCCCTACAATCCGTAAAGAAAATAGCGAAATTTGGATTACTTTTAATCCAGAGCTGCCAACTGATGAAACCTATAAGCGGTTTGTAATCTATCCACCTGAGAACGCAGTAGTTCAAAAGGTCAACTGGAACGATAACCCTTGGTTTCCTGAAGTATTGGATATTGAAAGAAATACCCTTAGAACAAGGGATTTTGAAGCTTATCAGAACGTATGGGAAGGCTTTACAAGGTCAACCATTGATGGTGCTGTATTTGCTAAAGAAATGGCTAGAGCAGAACAGGATCAGCGAATAACCAATGTGCCTTACGATGCTACCAAGCCAGTAATGGCGGTATTCGATATTGGGTGGGCTGATGCAACTGCAGTTTGGTTTGTCCAGTTTGTAGGCATGGAAACCAGGTTAATTCGTTATTTTGAAACAACTCAGACAACGATTAGCGAGATATTGGCTAGGATGCAGACATTTGGTTATGTCTATGACACCTTGTATTTGCCTCATGATGCTCAAAATAAGACTTTGGCTGCCAATGGTAGAAGCTTAGAAGATATTGTTCGCAACTCAGGGTATAACGTCAGAATTATTGGAAAAGTTCCTATTGCTGACTCAATTAATGCTGCAAGAACCATATTTGGATCATGTTATTTTGACAAAAATAATACGGCAGCAGGGCTAGATTGTTTGCGACATTATCGGTACGATGTAGATCCAGACACCAAAGCTTTTAGTCAAAAGCCACTTCATGACAATTATTCGCATGGAGCAGATGCTTTTAGGTATATTGGGCTTATGATTCAAGAGAAGAAAGTTGTGAAACGTAAGCCGATGAATTATGATGTGTCAAGCTGGATGAGCTAACAAGGAACTAATATGGCGGTCTATGACTCAGGCAATGGCGGTATATATTCAGGCGAATATGGCGATGATTATGAATCAGGAGTAATCGAAGAAGCTAAAGAGTTTCTGCGATTTTGTTCTGACAATGATTCAAACAACCGAGTAGAGGCTTTAGACGATCTAAAGTTTGCTGGCGGTGATCAATGGCCTGTAGAAATTCAAAACAGCCGATTATTAGAATCTAGACCTTATTTGACCATCAACAAGATTGATGCGTATTGCCGACAGATTACCAATCAGCAAAGACAGCAACGGCCTCGCATTAAAGCGCATGGCATGAATGATCAATCAGATGAGAAAGTTGCTGAAATCATTACTGGCATTTGCCGACATATTGAGAACCAATCTGATGCAGATGCAGCCTACGATAATGCTTTTGACTTTGCAGTTCGTATGGGATGGGGCTATTGGCGAATTACCCATGACTATCCAAGACCAGATAGCTTTGATCAGGAAATCTACATTAAGCGTATTGAAAACCCATTTATGGTGTATTTCGATCCTAATTCCAATGAACCTGATGGCTCAGATGCAGAAAAATGCTTGATTACTGAAGTGATTAGCAAAGAAGCTTTCCGTAAGATGTACCCTGGCGCAGATGATGGCGGTGGTTTTACCCCTCGTGGCACAGGCGATTCACAGTCCGAATGGATTACTAGGGAAGATATTCGTGTAGCTGAATACTTCTATACAGAACGCAAACGCATGAAACTTCTTCTGTTATCGGATGGAACTACTTGTTACGAAGATGAAAAGCCATCTGAAGTAGTCATGCAAGATGCTAGAATTTATGTCGTTTCTAAGCGTGAAACCATCAAAAAACAAATTAAATGGTGCAAGCTAACTGGTATGCAGATCCTTGAACAAAGGAATTGGGCTGGTAGCTATATCCCAGTTGTTCCTGTTTATGGTCAGCAGCTTATCGTGGATAGCAAAAAGAAAAAATTTGGCCTTACTCGTATGGCTAAAGATCCACAGCGTATGTATAACTTTTGGTCAACTGCTCTTACTGAGTCTGTTGCTCTTGCTCCAAAGGCTAAATTCCTCCTTGCAGAAGGTCAGGATGAAGGTCATGAAATGGAATGGAATACAGCCAACATCAAGTCAATGCCTGTATTGCGTTACAAGCAAACTGATTCTGAAGGTAGAATTGCCCCTGTTCCGACAAGGATTCAGCCTGAACCTCCTCCTGCTGGAATGGTTACAGCTTTGCAAGGTCTAGATGGTGACTTAAAAGCAGTAGTAGGAATCTACGATCCAAGCCAACTTCCTAATGGAAATCAGTCAGGAAAAGCCATAAATGGTATGCAACAGCAAACCGATATGACTAATTTCCATTATTACGACAATTTAACTCGTTCTATTCGTCAAACTGGGCGCATCATTCTTGACTTGATTCCTCATATTTATGACAAAGAAAGAGTATTGCGGATCATTGGTGCAGATGGCAAAGGTGAATTAATAACCCTTAACCAAAGAGCTATGAATGATCAAGGTGTTGAGGAAATCTTAAACAATGTGACTGTTGGACAATATGACGTGGTGATGGAAACAGGCCCTGGCTACTCCTCTAAACGTCAAGAAGCAGTCGAATCTATGGTGCAAATGCTTCAAGTTGATCCAGCTCTCATGCAACAAGCAGGAGATTTGGTCTTTAGAAATATGGACTTCCCAGGTGCTGAAATCATTGCTGATCGTTTGGCTGCTGCTAATCCATTGGCTCAAATTGATGAGAAATCAGATATTCCTCCTCAAGTTCAAATGCAGTTGGCTCAATCTCAACAGACTATTCAGCAGTTGCAACAGCAGTTACAAGCTATGCAAATGGATATTCAGTATGGTGCTAGTGTTGCAGAGCAAAAAGATAAAGCTATGTTGCAGAAAACTCAAATGGAGCTGGAAGTTCGTAGAGAAGATACTCGGATGCGTACCGATACTCAGGCGCATGACACAGTTATCAAGACTCAGACTCAGCTAGAAATTGAACAAATGAAGGCGCAATTAGCCTTGGTTATGGCTCAATTAGATGTGCGTAGTGAAAGAGCAGCACTAGACGAAGCAATTGAACGTGGTATTTAATCGGAGAAAATTATGCCAACAGTAACTGGAGCAAACGTAACAGAATGGAAAATGAAGGAAATGGCTCGTAGAGCTGGTGTAAAGTACGAGCCTGAAGGCAAAGCCAATCCTTATGCTGGTATGGATAAAGATCAATTAAAGGAACAAAAAACTTTAATTAAACAAGCTAAAAAAGAAGCTAAACAAAAATAGACAAGAATTATTTTTAGTTGTATATATGTATTAATAACCAAGGAGCTTGAGAAATCATGGCCGAAGTAAGAGAAGCTAGTAGTGTAGTAACAAGTGATAATGCAACAACCTTTTATGCAGAAAGATTAGGTTTAGCTGACGAACAAGCCTCTACTGAGGCTGAATCTGTAAAGGAAGATTCAGAGCCAGAAGGTGACGTTGAACAGAGTGAACCAGAAGCAAAGGAAGAAGCTAAGAAGCAAGAACCTGAGAAGCAGAAAGACAAGCTTAATAAGCGGTTTGACAAGGTAACGAAAAGGGCGCAGGAAGCTGAAGCCAAAGCTCGTGACCTAGAAGAACGGCTAAAGAGTTATGAAGCAGGGAATATTCAAAAGCCTCAACAGGAAACTGTTAAAGCCGAGGGTAAACCCCAAGCGAGCCAGTTTAATGATGCTTTTGAATATGCAGAAGCATTAGCGGAATGGAGTGCGGAAAATGCTTTAAAGCAAAGGGATGCAGAGGAAGCTGGTCGTAGGGCTAAAGAAGCTCAAGAAAAGGTTTTACAGTCTTGGAATGAGAAAATAGCCAAAGCGAAAGCGGATTTGCCTGATTTTGATGCAATGGTGCAGTCTAGTACGATAGTCGTTGGTGACGAAATACGAGATAGCATTTTAGAGAGTGATGTAGGGCCACAACTCCTATATTTCTTGGCATCAGATGAAGATTTTGCTAAACGATTGACAGAAATGCCAGTTGTTAAAGCTCTTAGAGAAATAGGCAAGTTAGAAGCTAAGTTTGAAGCCAAAGAGGAAAAGCCTCGGAAAGCCGAAAAAGTCAGGGAAACTGTTTCAAGTAGTAAAGCACCTGAACCTATCAAGCCGTTAAGTGGTGGCAAAGTTGGGAATGATGTTCTGTTAGACACCAATGGTGAATTTCATGGAACATATGCTCAATGGAAAGCTGCAAGACAAGCTGGTAGGGTCAGATAAACCTAATTTTTTTGGAGAATTAAAATGGCAAATACGCTATTAACTATCTCTAAAATCACCAACGAAGCGTTGATGGTTTTAGAAAACGAATTAACATTTACATCAGAAGTT